GGTTTTCACCCTGTGAAGGGGCTTTTTATAGAACCATATTAGATGGTACTAGGGCGTGAGCTTGTTCAGAAAAGTGGCAACACTTTTCTGCTTTAACCCGCTTGTGCGGGGGATTCGTCTTTGTGAGGTCTATGTATAATAGTTATAACACCACACATATCATTACACATTATATATTATAGAATGCAAAAGTATCAACACACACTATTCCATTGAAAAAGCGTGGCACATTGTATAAAATTATTAACTGTAGTGTTTAGGCAACCCGAAATGTTTGGCGTTCTGGCTAGAGTTGCATCCACCTCCTGGACCAATAAATTCAAGAAGAACCTCTGTGGCATATGCAAGGGCGGCATGTGTAACACGTTCAACTGTAGACGGGAACAACCAGAAACCCAAAGCCTTTTCAGGCTTCAAGCCCAGGTTTAATTACCTCCATGTGATAGCATTGTGAAGCTGTCATGTGTTCAAACATTCACACCTAAAAACACCAATCAAAAACAAAAACCAAGGCGTAAACCACGCAAGAAAGGCAGGAAAGCAGCCATCAACGCTGATTATAATAGATTAGAGGCTATCGCTAACCGTATTCACGGTCGAGGCGACTATAAACAAGTGGTAAAACAAATCAAAGGTCTCTCCAACCGTTTCAAAGTAGCATCCAGACTTGGAGCCACGGCCGGCAGGTATTTATCTCCCAGTATGGGAGTGAATGCGTCGGTAGGCTCCCAGATTGGACGTAATCTTGGAATGACTTTTTCTAAAGTCACAGGCTGGGGAGATTATGACGTAGCGGCAAACACTTTAGTAAGACCGTCTGCAGTCCCTGATTTTGGCACACAATCTATCCGTGTAACCCACAAAGAATACCTAGGCAACGTTATAGGTAGCACTGATTTTGCCAGCACCATCTATCGATTAAATCCAGGAATTTCAGATTCATTTCCCTGGCTAGCAGGCATTGCTAGGAACTATCAACAGTATCGATTTAATGGGATGCTTTTTCAATTTGTATCCACATCTGCCTTTGCTCTTAACTCCATCAATTCAGCTCTTGGTAAAGTGATACTCGCAACTAACTACAATGCTGAAGATCCCGCTTTCGACAGTACTGTAGCCATGTTGTCAACACAATTCTCTAACTATGGCCGACCAGCCGAGAGTCTCACACATGCCATTGAGTGCGCGCCACAGGAAACTCCTGATAATGTATACTACATCAGAACTGACCTTGAACAGAAAGGAAAAGATCTTAGGTTCACGGACTTAGGATTTGTACAATTAGCAACGGAAGGAATGCAATCCGACTCTGAAGTTGGAGGATTATGGGTCACTTATGATGTCACTTTTCTCAAACCCATAATTAATCAAAACATCACACTTGATGTAGGAATCGACCAATTTATTGTAGAATGCAATACCGATGATTTGTATGCAGGAAACATTTCAATTAGAAACAATAAATTAGCTGGAGGACTCGTTGTAGATGGAAAGCAGGCCATCTACACCTTCAATGCTGGGATTTCTTCAGGGACTTATGTCCTCATCGAGGAGTACGACGTCTATAATGCTGAAGCGAAAGTATTTTATTCTGGAGGACCCAATTGGATTGGATCCAATTGTGAAATGGTCCTAGACGATGATTTGAACGGCCCATTTAATTCAAGATATCAGGATCCAGTCGGATCCGAAGCAGGGAGGTGTGTTGACACATTCTCTCTTGTTGATTCAACAAACGCGATCGCCGTTCGATCAGTATTCTTCAAAATCACAGGACCACGACCGTCCTTTACAAGCGCCGGGCTCAGTCTAGCAGGCCCCAGGGCATGGGTGAGGTATTCGATTCTCCCCATTTCTTACGACAAATCACCAGATGGCGCTGGTCCCCCCCTCCCCCCATAATGTATAATAGCCAACCTTAGTATACAGTAGTAGATAGGATTAGAATATATATCTTATTGAAGTCACAAACGTCAAAAAGTTCCTCGAAATTGAATTCATAACAATGTTAAACTTTGTATGGTATGCACCCTGTTCGGGATAGTCTTACGAGATAATTGCAACCTTATAGAAACAGAGTGTCGCATTGTTTAATTTGAAATTGGGGATGGTCTGACCTTGATCCTTTCCCGGGGGTCAAGGATGGAACCTTGATGGGCGTGGTTTTGGTTCGTTATGTTATGTACCAAGTCTTCGGACTTGATGACATACCGAAGCTAGGGACAGTATTGAATGCAGGAGTAACGACCCTGGTTATCATCAGAATTCTGAAACTAGTTAGGGCTAGGTGATATTAAATCTTCCCCGCGTGTGATTGCCAAAGTGTGGAGGTCTCTGGGCTATGCCAATTAAAAAGGAGACCGTTGAAGCCAAGAAGGAAAGCTGCGGAGTGGGAAATCTAACAAAACCAATATGAATCGAGGGACCATCAACGATGCGAATGATACATGTATAGTTTTTAGATATAGTGTAACTTACACTATGGAGATATTAATAACCGTCACGGACCTATTTGAAACCAACGAGAGTAGTGATGATGAGGAGGGGGAAACCACAGTGATGTGGGAGTGGGAAGATGGGACTTACCACCTAGAGAAACCCACATCAGAACCTAACTTGGAGGAGGAGTTTGACTCCACTCTGGGTTACCCTGGAGAGGGACCTGCCGAAGCTTTTTGCCTCAGACTAAAAGAATTCTTTCCAGAAGAGAGCGACGATGTTAAGTGTTGTGCTAACCAGAGGTGTACCATCACAGGTCATATGCACAGAAACGTTGCCCTGAAAGGAAAGGATAAGAGGAAAGCAGAGGAGAGGAAAAACAGGAAGAAAGGGAAAAATAGCAAAGGTTGGAAATTGTGTGAGGAACGTGTCATTGCCAAGAACTGTCTAGGAGAACACGGTCACTGTCCAGGACAGAATTGTATTTCTGAGATCCATCAGGAATACCTAGCACAAGGACAAGAGGGGTATGAACCTCCACCTGCTCCTGTTGATTTAGGACAATTTCAGTTCATCCCTGACCTACCTGCTGATGAATTTGACATAGACCAAGTTGAGGAAGCTTGGAATGTTCCACTGGATCGTATGCCACCAATTGAGGACGAAGACGTCCCAGATCTTGAAGATGATAGTGACAACGACGAACCAGAACCACACAAAGAAGGAAAACATCAGAAGAAGAAGAAGAAGAAGGTGAAGAAGAAGAAACGCAAGAAGGTTGTCCAACCTGTCATGGTGTATCAAGCACCAACTCCACTTCCTTCATCTCCTGAAGTTAAACAACCAAACTCCACACCAGGAGTAAACTACGGAATCTCTGATTCCGACGGTGTCGCCGCACCGGGTCCAGTCCCAACAAAGAGCGAAAGTAAACTAAGTAACCAGAGTGTAGTTCGAGATTCATGGGCTCAGAAATACCCCAAACATGAAACCGAGGAGCTCAAGGGTATGGTCCAACAGAGTAAGACTGATGGATCAGATTGCCTCAGACAATTCTTGAAAGACTTAGACATGAACCTCACCTTGGTTCAGGGGTTGTATGAATTCAACAAGAGCCACACAGACGCAGATGCAAAAACAGGAACACTGAAACGACGAATCAATAACGAATGTGAATTTGTTAGATTGTGGAAAGCAATGGGACGACCACTCACAATCAAAGAGAAAACTGATTTGTTGGCAAACGACCTGCACAAGATGCAGGCTATTCTCGCACCACCTGTTCCAGACAAACCTACACCCATGCCAGAATGGGAAGAGATTCTTCCCGAGCTGGATGGTGAAGTCTCTGAGGAGGTAGAAGAACCAGAAGGAAAAGGTGAACCTGATGGGGAAGAAATCATTCTTCCAGGTTGTGAATCTCCACCACCTGAACCAGGTGACCCAAGTGAGTACCTTCAAGTACGACCACCTCTCGCTAACCCTACTCCTGTATTGAAATTGTGTGCACGCTGTCTTCTCCATGCTTCTGAACTATCTTTTAGTGCTCAACAATGGAAGAAAGAGAAGAGTTTGTGCCATCAGTGTGTGCAAGAAACAACACCTGTGGAACAAAAAGAAATCCCTTCAGCACCAATTGAACACAAGAGTGATCAAAAAGAACACAAACAACCATCCAAAGCCACGATCGCAGATCAAAAACGACAATTAGTAGAAGCGATGTACCCAACAATCACTCAGTATTGCCCCAATGACCATAGCAAAGTCGCTGGGATGATATATGAGTTATCAATGAAGGAGTTGAAGAAATTGGACTCCCATGATGCGTTGGCGGCCAAGTGCAAGGAAGCGTTGGAAGTTCTCAACGCACCCCCTTCTGAACAGTGGGGAGACACATCAGAAGAGGAGGATGAAGAGGACGAAAAGGATGATGCTGAGGAACTAAAAAGAGCTGAGGTTGCTGCGTACATGGCGGACATGTTGACAGTCAGGAATAGAACGATCTATTTTTCAAGACTGCCATCCACATTGTTAGGTCGAGTTGGTGCCAAGTTTAACAATGCCATCAAGTCTGCTGTGCACATCTCAGAACTAATTAAAAGGAAAGCCGACACAGGGGAAGAAGCATCCCTTATAGCAAATAGAGGAGTGGTGTATGGAGTGGAAGAGTGTATAGTTTCAACAGTGCAAGACCCTTCGGAGGTCTCGCGTCTGTTAAGACAGTACAGCGGGGGAAGGACTGGTATGGCTTTGACACTAAGTAACTCTCTCGACACCAACAACATTAATATTATTGACGAACTTGGGCTTAATAGGAAAATCACCACAGCCATTTACACCGAAGTTGCGGCAAAGATAATAGCGGACAGAAAGGTTAATCTGGCTAATAACATTTCCAATACTGGAAAAGTTACTACCCAACTTAAATCACGAGTTAAATATGCAATAGGCTTACTTGTAGACCCAGCTGGGGCTACAATTGAGTCTAGGCTTATTGAATATGACAAGTACATCTATGATTGTACAGTTTGCTACATAATTAACACACTGCTATTTGCAGATTATTTTATTAATCTGACAAATCCTGCTGCTAGAACACCAATAATCAAGACGGTTTTTCAAGAACTGGCTGCTACTCTGATGCCCCTGAGTATTGTGGCCTCTACCGCGTTAAAGGGGTCACTGTTGTGACCACTTTACCGTTCGAACGAAACGGCAGATTCTCTGTAGTTTCGGGGCACAAACATTTCACAAAAGATGGGCAATTGAATTTTGCACCTGACCCTGACCCAGTCTTCAAAGTTGGTTATTATTTAACTCGCTTTGGCTTCTGTGTCGACACCAACATGGTCATCCATCTCAACAACAATCAAAACAGAAATCTTGGAGCCCGACGACTCCTCAATGCACGATCCCCAGAAAGACCTGGTTTTGATGGGTGGTTGTGTGCACGCCAAGATTTCTTGTGCACATCTCAATCTTTTATCTCAGCAGTTGCAGAACTGGCTGAACTGTATGAGGGCTTTTTCGACGACTATGGAGGTTGTCTTGAAGAGGCTGAGCTTCACCATGCTGACCCACATCGGGTACAGAAATTGCGAATTGCAGCATGGACAAAGCTTACGGAAGAGGGAAAACAATTTGAAGAAGCTTGGGTAAGAGAGATGGAAGCTAAACTTAAATATGAAAAGGCCAAGAGTGGAAAATACTCTAGGGTGTATGTCAATTTAGGTGATCCTTCATCACTCCAAGGTTTTATTCTCATGGCATTGGTCAAGAAGGCTCAAAATGACGAGCCATGGGAAGTTAATGGGGGAGAAATCGAGTTCTGCAAAACTCCAGCAACTAAACCACTGAGAAGAGTTTTTCGGAATCTGATCAATCCAAAAAGGAGGTTTTTCGCAGCTGTATTCTCTGATGACAGTTGTATTTCAATCAGAATCAAAGGAAAACTTCATCGATTCAATCTGGACATTTCTAGTTGTGACTCATCTCATGGCGATTCCATGTTTCAGGCGTTTGTACTGCTATTTCCATTGAGATGGAGGGGCGAAGTACTTAATCTGTTAGCACAAACAAGGAAAGATATGATTTTTCGATCAGTTGACAGACATGTTTCTGTCAGAGTCAGACCAACTGGTTACATTCTGCCTTCTGGATCTGTAATCACGACAGCACTCAACACATTTGTGGTTTTTATGATCATCTGGTTTCTCACTTGTGGGGATGTCAGTGATACTCAAGAACTAGCAAATCGCGCTAATTTAGTCGGATATGTGCTCACTGTGGAAAAATGTGAGCAAATTGAAGACATCCAATTTTTAAAACATTCTCCATGTCTTGATGATTCTGGAGAGTGGCAACCAATTCTTAATCCGGGGGTATTGATACGAAGTTCTGGAACATGTGTCCGGGACTTGCCAGGAAGAGGGGATTGGAAACAGAGGGGAATGGATTTTCAAGGAAGTCTACTCAAAAGTTTATATCCATGCACAATCACACCACTACTTACCAACATGAGGCGTGCTTGTGGCAGCAATGGAACAAAAGTTATGGAACAATTTCTTGAACGAACTGAGTGGGCAAAACACATAGAAGACGACAATACCATAATTCACGTACGATCTGAGGATTTCTTTAGAAGGTACAATCTCACACCAATGGAGATTGAACAAGTAGTAGAAGAATTTGGCAATATGGAAGTAGGTTATCATTGTAAAAGCACAGGTTTGTCCAAAATCCTTAAAAAAGATTATGGACTCACTTGCAATAATATAAGTAGTTAGATTAATAAAATTGTATTGTATAATAGAATAATTAATATAAAGACTCACCAAGTCCTATAACCATAGTAGCGTAGCGGTTCCCAGCTTAGATACACC